GTATCACCCATATTATCTAAAAATGCCCTAAATACCATTACATTAGATTTGCTTGGGTTTTCTGGATCTACAGCTTCAATTCTAAAACGTATTAAGTCTCTTACACGATCATCATTAAAATCTTGGTTTGATTCAAAAACATCTAAAGCATTTAGTAAATCTACAGTAGTATTTCCATTAGTAGGATCACCACCTGGATTACCTAAATTAACTCTTTCTTCTCTATGATAAGATTTACCATCACTTCTTTGTTTATTATAATTGTCTTCTGTTATTTTACCTAAAGTAGCTAAATAGTTAGGTAATTGTGATTTTACTCTACCATTTTTTCCTATTGTGTCAAAATGTTTCGTTTTAACAGTGTAGGATTCTAGTTTATTTGTTTTAGGGTTATATCTTTGGTATGTGTATTCTTTTTCACCACTAAATTTTTCATGGTAATTTTTAGATTCTTCATCGTTCCCAAATATATTAAGGTTTTTGTCTCTTAAATTAAGGTTATCTAGATCTAATTGATTTAAGGGAGGAAGAGCTCTTCCTCCTTTAAATATTATTTTATTAACATCAAAATCTGATAATATAGGTGTTCCATCACTATTAAGTGAAATTTTTACAGAATCAACCGTGGTAAAACCTTGTGTTTCAGCGTATTTTTGTATTTTAGTTTGTCCTATACCATAAGTTGATCCAGGTCCACCTTGATATGAATATAATTCTTCACCTGGTTTTGAAAAAGCAGATTTTACATTTTGAAAAAATTTACCTACTTTTGATTTAGGTTCATTAGGTAAAGAAGATGCATCTTCAGTATCTCCTACGGGTATTAATATATGACTATCATAAAGATGAATTAATCTATTATTACCACTATTTTCTAAAAACTTTTTTTCGTCTACATAACCAGATTTATCTAAAGGTGATATACCTTCTCTTTTAATGTGTAAACCTGTACCTTGTCCTACTACTTGGGCTAATGTGTTAACACCAAAATTCCATTGTCTTTGATTCGCAACTGAATCAGAAAATGAAGGTTCGCTTATTTTTGGGTTAGATTTTTGTAAACCTAATTGTTTAGCGTTCCATGTTATGCCTCTATTTGATATTAAAAATTTACCTATTCGGGCAGTATCTTGTAATAGTCGTTCAGCATGCATTAATAAACCACCTCGTATAAAACCTCCTGTTATTGAATTAACACGTGATGTTCCACCTAAATTTATACCACCTTTAATAAATGGCTCATTACTAAATCCTTCACCAGGTCTGTCATATGCAGTATCTTTCCCGTAAGTTAGATCTGAAGCTTCAGTAGTAGCTAAATCTCCTACAGCTAGGTTAGATTTTAGATTTTTTAATGCCATTAAAATTAATTTTAGTAACGACCGTCTGTGGGACCACCATTTTTATATTGTCCTTTTCTACCTGAAAGGACACCTTCATCAAAGAAATCTGATGCTTGTCCTACTGCACCATTTATATCTTGAAAGTCAGAATTTCCTGATGGACCAGGTGATGGACCTACTGTAACTGGGTTTGAAATACCATGTTGGTATGTGTATGATTTAGTTAGTAATTCTCTATGTAGATCTTGATTTCCCAATTGTTTTCCTTGAAATCTACCTGGATTGGCTACTCCATGAAAATATCCTTGACCACCTGTAGCACCATCTAGATCTTGAAAATCTGATACTGTTGGTGATGGAAGGTATGTCATATTTTCAATATTACCTGTTTGTACTCTTTTAGTTAGTAAAGCTTTTAAATAATCCCCACCATCCTTAGTTAAAAAAGGAGATTGTGATTGTCCATCATTACGAAAGTAACCACCATCACTAGGGTTAGGTCCAGTACCATTTGGTCCTTCTACTGTGTTTCCTAAAGTACCATTACTATGTCTATCATATAACGATTTTTTTTCTCTTAAACTCATAATATTTGTGTTTTATTATACATATAAATTAAACAAACTTAGACTCATACCTTGCTGTACTTTGGTATCTTCCTCCATTTGCGGAAGTACTATTAGCACTAAATGAATCATATTTTGTTGAAACATTAACTTGGGTTTTAGACACTGCTGAAGCCATTTTATCATAGTCGAATTCTGCTCCCCCACCTCCACCAAAAAGGTTAGTTCCTGCTAAAACACTATCTTGGTTGTTAAGCATAATTGCTCCTTTATTTTTAGTAACGAGCATATTATCTCCATAAGCCATATCATCTGCTGTTGCTAAAGCTATACCTGTACCTATTGTAGCTAACATACCTGCTACCGCTGCTACACCTAAAGGAACTCCTATACCAAAAGGAACCATACCGAATGAACTCATAATATTTGCTATAGATGAAGCTACAGATAATGCGGCAAGAGTAGTCATAACACCTACTAATCCTGCTGCTACTACTTTAGAACTTGCTATAAAACCTACTAAAGATGCAAACCCATCTAAAATAGGAGCAAATGCAATTCCTATATCTCCTATAATACCTTGTATTTTAGCTAAAGTGTCTGCAAATTTTTCACTTGCTGATTGTGCTTGTAATGAATTATATGTAGTTTCACCATAAGTATCTCTAAATTGTTCTGCTGATAAGTTATTTAAATCTTGTTGTAGAGCTATTTTAGCTAATTGATCTCTACTCATACCTAAAGCTTCTGCGGCTGCTTCTTGTTGAATTCTATTTCCAGTAGAAAAAGCTTCTATTATAGCACCATCATTTGCTAATTCTTCAGATAATCCTTTTATGTCATTATTTAATGCTAATAATCTTGCTTTTTCTAAATTAAGTTGTTTACCTGTTAATAATTCTGCTTTTAATTCTGCTTCAATAGATGATTGAAATTGAAGTAATGAATCTGATATAGCATCTACTTCTGCTAAATTAGAGCCAAATATTTTTGCTGCTGTAGCTGCTTCAGCTAGTGCTTGTGGACTTTTACCCAACGATACTTGTATTGCAGCACTTGCATTTGCAATTTCTTCTATTATACCTTTTACATTTACTGCTACACCTGATTGTTTTACTAAAGCATTTACAGTACCTACTGTATTTTCTAAAACACTTTCTGTGTCCTCGCTTTGTATTCTTGCTAAAGTTGAAAGTGTGCCTGCTTCAGTTGCGGATAAGCCTAATTGTTTAGTTAATGTTGCTTGAGTTACTAAAGTATCTCCACCAAAGTCAGCTATTAATCCTGTTTGTTTAGTTAATTCACCAAAAGCTTTTCCTAACTCTTTAGAATTAATAAATAATTTACCAGAATTAGTTGCTGCTATTGCTAATTCTCCTGTAAACTTTCTAGATTCTTGATAAGATAAACCTGTTTGTTTTTGAATGTTATTAATAGCATCACTAGCACTAAACATTGCTTTTACAAGCATTGCCATACCTATTTCTGTTAGTCTAGTAGTTGTTAAAACTTCATCAAAATTACCTTTTAATAATTCTGATAATGTTCCTGATTCATCTAATTTGTTTGCATATTTTGTAAGACTTCCACTTAATAAATCAGTAAGAGATTTAGATTTTTGTCCTTCTTTATTTCTTTTTTGTAAAAGTTCAAGATTTTTCTTTTCATCAATAAATTGTCCTAAGAGTTGTTTTCTAAGTTCTTTTTTCTGTTCATTTGATAAGCCATTTTCTTGGTTTATTTTTTCAAGTGTTAATTTAGCTTTTACTCTAAGTGAATCTATTTTTTGATCTAGTTCTTTTTGAACATTTGTACCTTTATTTATTTTAAGTTGTAAAGCTATATTTTGCTCTAATCCACCATTCATTTTTTTAATAGAACTTACTATATCTCTTTCATAGGATTTAGCTATTTTTTGCCCTACAGTATCTACTCCTTCTAGTGAATCTGCTACTTCCCCAAAAGCTGCTTGGATATTAGCTGCCATAGATTTAAATGCATTATCTAAAACGCCTGCTAATTCTACCTGGTCATTTAGAAGTTCGTTACCTTTTTTTATTTCGTCGTTAGTAGTCATAATGTAGTATTATTCATTAATAAATATAAAAAAGAAAAGGTATCTATGATACCTTTACTTAAAAATTATATGTTGAAGAAGGATTTATATTTGGGCCCATAGGTCCCTTTGATGGGGAACTTGAATTACCCCTTTTAGCTTCTTCTATTTTTTTATTTTGTTCTTTATTATATTCATTTATTTTTTGAATATGGTACCTTCTCATCCAAATAGGCATGTTGTATATCTCTGAATGTATAAATCCACCACCGCCATGGTACACCAGATCATGTATTTGGGTAAAGATTTGGTTTCTATAGTTCGGTGTCAGGCCAAAAAAAGTTGAGATTAACAGGAATTGGTACTTTTATGAAGTCCCCGTTTTTATCTTCATAATCAAAATGTAAATCTACATCAGGTTGTATTTCTACTATATAATTTCTTAAAGCTCTTGCATCTCTAGCTAATAGTTGGGTATCTACAAATTCTCTAACAGTGCCTTTTTCTGAATCACCATTAATAGATGTAATAATATATTTCATTCTTGTTGATAATTCTTTAGAAGCATTTTTATTAATTTTTTTAAGACCTTTAGCTTCTCTAGCTATGGATTTTTCATCACCATGAGTTAGAAGTTTAAAAGTAATGTCTACTTTTGAGGTAGGAAGATGGAAATTAAAACTATTATTTCCTCTTTTAATTAATTTTTCATCAAATGGTTTATCTTCAATGTTAGTTAAATCTACTTCTATTGATTCCCCATTGTAATCAAATTTATAATCTTTACCATAACCTAAAATACGAGATGCTATTAATATAGCATTTTTATCTCCTAATAATAGATCATCATAATTGCATGATGTTACAATAAGAGATTGCAATAATTTATCTAATACTGTACCATTTGATATTAAATTTTGATTAGTTAAAATGTCTTCTTCTCGGGCAGTCATATATTTCATTGTAATGACTCCTTTAGATAATGGTGAAGATTCTGGATAGAGTAAACCTTTTGAGGGTAATGTAACTTCCTCTGTGGGAAATTGATGTTGTTGTTCCATAACGTTATTTTTTATTTAAAACTAGTTCGGATATACATATATGTAAGAAAAAAGAAAGCGCCAAAAAGGCGCTTTTTCTTTATAAAAATTTTACTATTAGTAATTTAAGATGGCATAATCCATTACTATAGTCATTGAAATGTTTGCTGGTGAGTCTGAAGTCCAGTCCATATCACCAAAGTTAGCATTTTGACAATAAGCTCCCTTTAAGATCCATTCTTCAACTACATCACCTACAGGTCCTAATGTGTTAATTCTAATGTCTTTTTTATAAAAGTCAGAATAACCATCTCTACCTGTAACTGATTCATGTGATAATCTTACCCACTCCATTACTGCTTGAGCACCTGATGGTGTAATTGGGTCGTATAAATCACATGAAATGTTTTCCCAGTTAGCTTTTCCTTTAATTTTTCTTTTTACGTTAATGTGATCAAGAACTACTTCACCAAAAGAAATTTGTGGTCTTTGTATTTTCTTAATAAGGTATGCTGGGATTCCATCAATGTACATTATGAACCTATTTTGTAATTTAGGTTCAAATGCTGTAAACATAGTTTCGTTTGTATCTAATATTGCCATCTTTTTATTTTATTTATTGTTCTATTATAAATATATTATTTTCTAATTTTTATGAATCAAATGTTGCTCCTGTTGGTAGTACATTGAAATCTAAGATTATAAATTCAGCTGTTTTAGTTGGTTGTAAATAAATCGCACCTACTAACTGATTTCTGTCAATTTCTGTTGGTGTGTTATTACTTTCATCCATTTGTACTCTAAACGCGTATAATCCTTGTCTTTGTTGTACTGATTCTAAATATGGATTTACTATATTTAAGAATCTGTTTCTAGTTTGGGTTGTGTTTTGTTCAAATACTAAGTATTTAGAAGAACTTCCAATGAATTTCTTAAGAGCAATTAATAATCTTCTAACATTAATTCTATCAAGAGCTGTTGATCTTGATTGTAATGTTTTCTGACCCCAAATACAAACTCCAGTTGCTGGGAATGTAGCTATTGGATTAATTTTAGCATCGTATAGTGTGTCTCTTTCAGCTTGATTTAATCTTATTTTAGCTTCTAATACATTTCCTAATACACCTCTATTTAAACCTGCTGGTGCAAACCATTCTGCAGCAATTGCGTCTGAAGCTGCTATAGCTCCTGGTACTATTACTGATGGTGGTACTAATACGGGTTTATTTTGCGCAGTATCAAGTACTTTAACCCATGGATAATAAACTGCAGCGTAGTTGGTGTCTAAGCCATCTGCTTGACTTACTGCTGAGTTTACTGATTGATCATATCGAGCTAAATCCATTACATAAAATGCATCTCCTCTTGTTTCTACCATATCAATTGCAGCATCTGTTACATTAGGGTGTAATTGTTTAATAACACCTGGTAATGCTAACATGTTAATATCGTATTCGTCTTGATTTGAAAGTATATTTAATGCTTTTTTATATGCTTTTGATCCAGCTTTGGTTGAATTACTTAAATCAAATCCATATAAATTAGTACCAAGTATATATTCACTTGCTAATGTGCTTTCGTTTCCTACAAATTTAATTCTGTGAGTTGGTATACCATCTGTTCCTCCTTGGAATGGTACTGAGAATTTTAATTGAGCTGCTGTTGGTCCATTTACTCCTGTTGGATCTAAAGTAGTTCCTAATGAACCTGTCCATAAACTTGAACTTGCGTGACCATCAAAGTTTTCAACGTTAAATGCTTTAGCACAATTTTTTTCTTCTGTAGCTGGTAATGGTTTTAAGAAGTTTTTATTATCATATTTTTTATCTTCAAACATCCACCCTAAATATCCTCTTGAATTATACTCATTTTGAGTTATAGCTCCTACTCTTTGAACACTTTCAAAAGATGCTGAAGGGAATACTACTTCATAACTGTTAGCATTATTATTTATTATACTACCACTAAATACTGTTGAGACATTTATAGGATCAATTACGGCAGCAAATCCTTTAGGTGATAATTTAGGTGATGTAGCTTTAGAATCTACTGCTGTGTCTACTTCTACTCTAACATATTCTGAAACATTAGGATAATTTCCAAGTAATTCTACTTTTCCTAGTGTTTCATTATATTGTGGGTATCTGTCTCCTATTACTCTTGAAATATAATTTGGAG